GAGCAATTGTTTCATTGGTGGCTCAAGTAAGTCAAGCAGGGATTCTTTGTCAATGACCTGTGCTTTGAACAAATTGAAGGCCAACTGGCGCAAATCTTCCATAAAGATGGGCGAATTGCTGTGAGCGTCCACTTTGACTACAAAATCCTTGGTGAACTGCTCTGCAATGAACGGTGTACCCTTTACATCCTTGAAATGGGTGTTGTCATACGTTTGCATACACTTGAGATACAACGTAGCCAGCTTTTCAAGGCTATCTTCAATGACCAATGCCCGTTTCTTGGCGCGGCTGCTTCCCAGACGGGCAAGTTGGCTGGCGTGACCAGTGGAGCGCACCCCGGATTCGCCCTTGCCTTGCAGGATGGACGAGATACCAGATGCTTCTTCAAACATGGCATCAATCTCACCAATCTCTTTGAACAAGTCAGGCGGGATAGTAGGCGCAAGTTTCTCCACCTTGGCGTTTGGCATGTCAGTTGCCAGTAAGCCACCAGCCCGGTTGAGGGCAAAATTCTTCTCATCCAAGATGCCGGTAAAGCCAATTAAAGCGGTAGGCGGCGATACTTGTTTACTCAGCAAGTCCAAGATTTCAGACATACGCTTGGTGCGTAGCTGCTGCAAGTAAATCAGACGAGCAACTTCAGATGTTCCCCAGAAATAATCGTACTGCGGGTTAGGACAAATTTGAACAAAAGGCAATTCGCCTTTCAAGAACACGGACTCGCCCGGGCGGTCATAGATGATGATGTCAGGCTCTGCTCTGGTGACAACTTGATAGTCATTGGTGTCATCGTTCCACACCCACAACTCTGTCATCTCCACTGTCTCTTCTGCAACAACAGCCTTGTACCTGTTCATTCCGGACAAGTCCAGATTGACGTTACCGTACATAGTGGGGTTGCTGGCAGAAAGAATAATTTTCTCTACACCGTTAGAAACTTCTGTTCGCTCATGCTGCGTTGCGCTGACGCGCTTAACAATTTTGTCCCGCTGCGGATGCGAGTACAGACGGGCATACAACTCTGACTTGGTGATGTAGTACGTTTGTACTATCGCTTCTTGTCGGTCAGTGTACGGACTGTCTTCCCGCAACACACCCATGCAACCCGGCTCCACCATGTAGGGGTGGATACCGTTGTTCATGATTATTTTTACAAACGTAGAACTGTAAGCAAGTGACCAAGAAACTGCTTGAGAAAAAACTTGGTCAGCGTTGCTGTTGAGCCACTCATCATTAAGCGCACGGGTCAGTGTTGGAATCTTGGTGTGTTCTGCCTCATTAACGGCAGCACCAATATTAATACTGAACCTTGTTGTCTCTGCTGAGTACAGGAAGGAAGTCAGTTGGTCAATGTGTGGAAAGATTTTGTTGTACAGGGCCGGGGTTTCACTCGGCCCGTTACCAAACAAATACCAACTCCGCAGCGCCGCATAGTCAGGCTTGCGTTCATCCCGTGACACCAGACACTTTTGTATCAGGTCAAGGTAGAAAAGTTCCCTGTCTAGTGGTGCTGATGGAATTTTCATGGTTTAGGAACTGAAAGGTTTTCGTGGTCTGGAATATATGACGCAGGTTTTGGCCCTGTCAAGTTCCCCGCTTCTTTCGGATTAATCCCCACAGATTCTCCCATGACAGACTTAAATTGTCCACCAAGAACGGATTTCATAGAGATATTACCGCCATTTCCCCAGATTGCGGAGTCACCAGCCCGTCCTTCTTTGGGTTTTTGGCTCTCAAAGTGTTCGCTGGCGGCTGTAGCCTCTGCATATTGCTTGTCAGTCAGCTTATTCTTGCGCTTGAGGTAACCACTCTGGTGTTCGCCTTCTTTGGTAGATTTAATGTCCGTCATATCAAAGTCTTTAGCCAAACCTTTCAGCGTTTCATCCGTTTTGGCGGTTTTTGCTGACCTTGTACCCACTGGTTTCAAGTGAATGATGGATATGGTGGCTTTGCAGTGCTTCATGGGGCATTCTGGCTCCCATGCTTCAAATACACCGTGTGATTCGCAATAATAGTCTCGCAAGATAGCCATAGTTACCCCCTTAGTGCTTCGTTAAGGTCAATTTCACTGTAATCATGGCGGTTGACCATTCCCACCCTGATTTTTATCCCGTCAGAGGTAACTTTTAGCCCCATACCCGCCATCATGGGGGGTTCTGAAACCTTTCTGTACTCCACATACCGAGTTAAATCTTTGCGCCGCATTACTCTCACGTTCCCTGCTTTCCACTGCGTATAGGCTTTGTTGACCCGCATTTGGATATATTCGGTCAAAGGTTCACACTGTCGGATGAAAACATCCCGGAAATGTTCCTTGTGTATCCCCGCTAACTCGCAAAACAGGGGGATAGAGATGCCTCTTTCCTTGTCAGCATGGAACTTTTGTATCTGCCGTATCAATTCTTTCTTGGGTAGGATAATCATGAGCCATACATCCCTATCTTTTTAAGGTAGTCGCTTACGTTTCTGCCCACAGAGATTTGCTCCGGGGTGTAGTCTTCCTGTGATTTGCTTACTTCACGGGTAATTCTGGCAGAGATAAGGCGGGGCTGGACTTGCTCTGCATAGGCAACACAGGCCAGCGCAGCAGCTATAACCCGGTCATCCTTGGCTCGCCCGGGTGCGCCGATAAACCCGTCTTCACGCACTATGGTCTTCATCTCTTCCAACAAGTCCATGCTGCGTACTCCCATCATGGTACGCTCAAAATAGTCTTTCATGTACGCCAGCATCCTCTCTTTGGTGGAACTGGTGGTCAAGAATCCTATGCTCATGCTTGGGCCACCCAGAGAGTCATTACGCCGCCAGAGGTAGTTAGACATGTTGCCAAGTACGTCCATCAGGTCAGACCCCATCTTGTTGTTCATACTGACAGCCATCCGCTTGAGAGTACGAATCTCATTGATGACTGCTTGCCCGGGGCCGTTGATTTCCAGATTGAGGGTAGAGTTCTTGTAGGCTCCAGCCAAGTGCGCTATCACCCACGCAAACTGGTAGGTGTTCATCTCGCTGGTGGCAAATTCTGCCACTTGGTCTAGACCGTTGGCATAGCAGCGGAACACTTGGATACAGAACCTGTCTGCCCAATCACTGCTGCCGTAAGCCGGGTCTGCGCCGATAACGTAGTACGCAGTGTCCAGCGGCTCCTCCCAGACTTTCAAAGTACCAAGGCGCTCTGTAGACTTGATGACTTCTGTGTCTTGGAAGGATTGACCAAAGACATATCGGTAGTGGTCAGGCAATAGCTTCTTAGATTCCTTGGCAGCTTCCGTGCAGCGGGTGTGGGAGAAGAAGCTAGTTCCCGTCATGACAAAGGCGTAGTCCTCTGTAGGGGGAAACTCTTGGTACATCAGGGTTTCGTCCTTGATACCTTCTGCCAACTTCCATCGCCACCACGCCATCTGCCGAGAGTTAATCTCCACGCCGTACATCTTCTTGATGTCCTTAGTCCATTCTTTTTCTTCCGGGGTAAGCCGTCCATCCCAATAGACTTTGTAGATGTTGCTGCTTGCTTCTACAGAATAGTATTCATTACGCCACCAGCCGCAGAAGATTGCACGTTGCGTCTTGGCAGACTTGGCAACCTTGTACATGTCGTGGAACATGTTGAAACCTTGCGCCGTGCTTTCAAACATGTACAGACGCTCTGGGTTCTTCTCAGCCAGAGAAGCTATTAGAGAAGCTAGACCTTCTTCGTTTCCCCAGCTTGCTGTCTCTGTACCGTGAAGGTAAGTGATAGCCTTTCCTTGCCCCAAGCGAGACTTATTCCCCGCAATTTGATAGAAGATACGACTCCTATTTTTGAGCACCATTTGATTTCTGTTGTGTGCCACCAAGGGTATTTTGTATTCTTTTGGTAGTCCGTCCATGTACATAGCGAGAGTTGAACGGAACATGTCCCGATTCTCTTCTGTATCTGCCACGAGCGTACCTTGCCATCCGGGGTGAGTGAATTGCCAATAGAGGTCAAGGGCGAGGCTAACGGTTGTGATACCGAGTTGCCTTCCTTTGAGAATAACAAAGAAGTGGACATCTTCTGCCAGACCTTTCTGTATTTCCTCCATGACATACTTCTGCGTCCCCAGAAGAGTGCCCATTTTCTTTAGGCCTTCTTCTTTGGTTTCAATCTTCAGTTCGCTACAGAACTTGTAGAAGTGTTGGAGGTCAAACTTCACGGAACAATCTTTCCATGATAGGGAAGACGGCAATCAATCATGTGTTCAGTAGTGAACTTGCCTTTGACAATATCATCACAGCGGTTGACAAACATTTGCACGTTCCTCTCATAGCGTCCTTGGTACAGATGGTACACACCTTCCTCAAAGTGAGTGCCTATGCCGTACAGACCGTAAGTATGCAGCCGCCACGCTCCTTCTAATGGCTCTGATGTCCAGTGGGTAGGGTACAGGGTTTTGTATCGTATGTCAGACATCTCTGCTGCGTAGCTGACGTTCTCAGCCACATCTGAATTATCTGTCTCTGAGAAGGTAGGACGCTGCATAGCCTTCCATGTCTTGCGCCAAATAAAGAAGAAAGCAGGGGAGGCAAAGATATGGGACTT